ATCTTCTTCGTCGCTACCTTCTTCTTCTTCTTCTTTTTTCTTTGCTTTCTTTGGTTTCTTCATATTTTCTTGACCCTCTTTAAAACCAAAAGACCGCGCTAACATAGAAGCAATAGTAGTTACTAAAAATGCGCTTCCTAAAACAATAACCATATTTTTAGTAAAACCATATACAAGAGCACCCGTCAAGAAAAATAATAACACAGCACTAAAATGCGAATTTACAATATGTATATATAACGAAAAGAACGCTATTGCTGCTACAATTAGCAATGTTATTCTATTGTTTGTTATTTTATTATTAAGTAAATTATTATTAAATATTTTCTTATTCATAACTTTTTTCAACATAGAACTTGAAATTCTACTTTTCATGTTTGTATATAATAATATATAAGAATATAATTATATATTTTCTATTTATTTTCTATTTATTTTCTATTTATTTTCTATATATTTTCTATTTATTTTCTATTTATTTTCTATTTATTTTCTATTTATAATTTTCTCTAAATAATATTGCGTAATTTGCTAATTTCCTTTTCTAATATTGCAATTTTATTATGTATATCTTTAATATGTGTTTCACTATGGCTTTTTTGTTCTAAAGTTATGCTATTTAAATGGTCCGAAATATTTAATAGTGCTTCAATTTGTTTTTCTTTAATTAGTATTTTTTTTGTTAACTGCTTTTTGCGGTCTTCTAATAATTTTAAAATATCAGGGTTTTTTGATGATACTCGTTTTAATGCGCTATATTGATCAATAAGATAAGTAGTGTCGTCTTCGCTTTGTTCTAATAACTTTTTAACTTTCATATCATGTTTGGCAATAGAACCTCCAAAACTAGCCATATAAATTATATATTATATATTGTATATTGTATATTTTTTTATATTTAATAAAAATAATAAAAAATAATAAGAATAATAAAAATAATAAAAATAACACTTATAAAAATTATATAAAAATATAGACATATATTATTTAGAATGAATAAGAATTGCGTAGAGCCTCTATTACAAGAAGACCTTAATCGGTATGTTATGTTTCCAATTAAAGACCAAGACATATGGAAAATGTATAAAAAAGCAGAAGATTTGTTTTGGAGAGCAGAAGAAATTGACCTTTCAAAAGATAATAAAGATTGGGACACGCTAAATGATGATGAAAAACATTTCATTTCCATGATTTTAGCGTTTTTTGCTGCTAGTGACGGAATTGTGTTAGAAAATTTAGGTGTTCGCTTTATGGGTGAAGTGCAATTAAGTGAGGCGCGAGCATTTTACGGCCTGCAAATTGCTATGGAAAATATTCACTCTATTACATATTCCACATTAATTGATACATATATTAAAGATAAAGAGCAAAAGCACAAATTATTTAATGCACTAAATGAATATGACTGCATTAAGAAGAAGGGTCAATGGGCTATAAAGTGGATTAATGATAAGAAGTCCAATTTTGCTACTCGCCTTGTTGCGTTTGCTTGTATTGAAGGTATTTTCTTTTCGGGTGCATTTTGCGCTATTTATTGGTTGAAGAAACGCGGTCTAATGCCTGGACTAACCTTTTCAAATGAGCTAATTTCGCGAGACGAAGCATTGCATACCGAATTTGCTGTATTATTACATAGCAAATTAGAAAAGCCGCTTAAAAAGCAAAAAATTCACGAAATAATTAGCGAAGCGGTTGAAATTGAGCTCGAATTTATTAACGATTCGCTTCCATGCAGATTAATAGGCATGAACCAAGTATTAATGAAACAATATATTGAATTTGTTGCTGACCGCTTAAGCCTTCAATTAGGAGGCGACAAAATATATGAAAGCAAAAATCCGTTTGATTGGATGGAAAACATTAGCATTGAAACAAAAACCAACTTTTTTGAAGATCGTGTAAGCGAGTATTCGCTCACAACCAAAGATGCTAAACTAAACACTTTTGAATTTGGCGATGAGTTTTAATTTTGTGCTTTTTTCTTTATATTGTTTATTTAATATTAATAATTATAATATATTAATAATTATAATAAATAATTGATTTTAAAATATAATATTACAATATATTTTAAATACTAAAAATGTCTAAAATTAGTTGCGAAAAATGCGGTAAAGAGTTTAATAGTAAATCCCATTATACTCAACATCAAAAAAGAAAAACTCCCTGCGGTAATAAGAGCATAATTAAAGAATTGATTGAAGAAAAATTAACTAAGTTAAATATTCCGCTATGTTCGTCTGTTGAAAATACGTCTGTCGCAATTCAAAATACGCAAAAAATAACAATTGATACATCAACCTTTAATGAAATTAAAAAATATTATGATGAAACATTAAATACTGATAAAAGCACATACAAATCAACCAATGACGAACCTACACCGATTGATTGTATAAGTGAAATGATAAGTAAAATTCCTAACGAGTTATGGGCAAAAAGTGATTTATCCATTTTAGATCCTTGTTGTGGTAATGGAAATTTCAGTATTTCTATCATTTTTGAATTGTTAAAGTATCACGATAAAAAAACTATATTAGAACAAATATTAGAATTTAATGATATTAATGAAAGTAGATTAGAAAATGTGTGTAGCGTATTTTGTAGTGAAAAATACAATTTACAAATAACTAACCATGATTTTATTACATTTAACAATAGTAAAAAATATGACTTAATCGTTGCTAATCCACCATACGCAAAATTATTAGAAAACGGTAAAAGAGCATCCAAAAATCACAACTTAATTAAGGATTTTATTGAAAAAGCATTATCACAACTAAAACCAAATGGTTATTTATTATTTATTACACCAGATAATTGGATGTCTTACGCTGATAGGAATGTATTAATTGAAATTATTACATCATTACAAATAATACATTTGGATATACATAGTGCAAAAAAATATTTCAAAAAAATTGGTTCTAGTTTTACATGGTATATAATTCAAAATTGTGCTTTCTACAAAAATATTAATGTTTCTGGAATATGGAAGAAAAAAGAATATGTTAGTTCGGTTATATCAAAACAACGCAAATACATTCCATTATTATATAATCAAATGGTTCAAAATATATTATCAAAAACAATTGATAATACAATGCTACCAAAATTTGAGGTTAAAACCAGTAGTGATTTACATAAATATACAAAAGCGGAATTTATTTGTGATACAAAAACAGAACAATTTAAATACAAATTAATTCATACACCAAGTCAAACCGTATATTCGTCAAGACCTCATAAATATCAAGAAGGATATAAAATATTTATATCAACAACAGATAAGTATAGTGTATTTATTGATAATTGTGGAATGACACAATCAATCGTATTTATAATGTGTTCTAATGAAGAAGAAGCAAAAAAATATTTACAAATATTGCAGCATCCCTTATATGTATTTATTAATAATATTTGTCGTTGGGGTAATTTTAACAACATAAGAATATTACAAAGTTTTCCTATTCCAACCATAGAATATTCTGGAAATCATCAAGAACTATATAATTATTTTAACATTACAAAAGAAGAAATTGAATATATTTGTGAAAATATGTAAATTTATGTATAAAATTATTCTTTGTAATCTGGGTCACAATTGTCGTTTAATATAGGATATTTGCTATAATTCTTTTTATAATCTTCCAAAAACGTGCTTTCGTAAGCATGGTATGTTTGTGCTGTTATTTTTGTTTCTTTACCGAACATTTCAATAATAATTTCGGTTTTAGGTAATTCATATCCATACATTTGAATTTTACAACCTAGATTTAGGTAAAACTCAAATGTGTTATAAATAAAACCATTTGTTTTAGAGCAATCACCAGATTTTCCTCTTTCTTCTATATGATGACCGCATAGATAAGATGCTACTCTTCCTTTAAGTCCGGTTCTCGTTCCACCAATTTTTACAATCATACCATTAATTACAAGTAAATATAACCATTCTGTTTTTTTGTTAAATGCTTTGGTTGAAATTGTTGGAACAAATTGAATTAAAGTATCTCTTTTTTTATTTCCTTGTTTTTTTCCAGATGTAAATAATTCACTATCTAAAACTATATCTGCTATTGGAATAAAATAGTCTTTTCTATTATATTCCTCAAATGGAATTGTTTGATCGGTTGGAATTAATTTAATCCATTTTTTTATTAATGAACTCTCATAGCGTTCATTAATATTTACTAATCCAGAAATATCATTGTTATAAGTTGTTTCACTCATTTTGTATATAATAATGTAATACTTATTTGTATATTTAAGTATTATATTTCAATTTTTTTTATGGTGACTTTTATGAAAAATAATACAATAATTTTAAACTACGTTATATATTTTTTGGTCCTGAACGTTCAGGAGCAAAAAATATGATTGTGTATGGGAAAGTGTATATATTTTTGCGACTGTTAGAACGGTTGCAAAAATACATTAAAATACAAATAATAATTAATTTACTAAAACATAATAAGCATTATTAATTAAAGTATTATTTTTAATTGCTCTGCTCATTTTAGCCGGAGAGAAATCTTCATGAATTGCTGCTTTTGCTATTGTGGTCCAATTATTTAATATATTTTTGGTGCTAGCGTCTATTTTTTGAACTTTTTTACCACTAGTCGCAATTTGGTCATCTCTAGCTTCCTGATAATAGTCATTTTTTAAACTAATACCGTAATAACCCTCAAATGTTGCATTTATATTATGTAAGCGAATAGGCCCACCGAGAATATATTGACAATTTTTTAAATAATTTTTAACATCTTTGTCCTCATTATTATTGTTTAATAAACCATTATTCTTTTTATAATTTATGAATTCTTCTACAATTTTATTAGTTGAAGCGCGACCTTCGGGAGAGAAAATGCAACTTTCAAAAATAAAATTTTCTACTTCATTTGAACTACTGCTTTTCTTATATACAATGTCTTTTAGCTTTATTCCTTTAAATCCATGAACAATTTGGTTCTTATTTTGACCACTAATGCGACATGCTAAAAATCGTGTTCTCATATATGTATTAAACATGCTAAATACATGTTTTGTAGGTTTTTCTCTATTATAAATACGAAATTGTCCTACAATAGTTGTTGAAGCTACTTCTACCTCTTTATGAAGAAAACAACACTCATCAATAAATTTATCAAACTTATTTTTAAGTTCAACACTTATTATATTAGTTTCATCATTATTTACATTATTGGTTTCATCATTATTTACATTTACGGTTTCATTATTATTTTCATAATTATTTGTAATTGATGCAAGAAGTTGCTCTAATTTTTCATTTTTTTCTATATATTCATTATTAAGGACCTTCAATTTTTCATTTTCATCACTTAATTGCTCTAACGTTGCTTTATATTTTTGATTTTCTTCTACTAAAATATTAAATTTTTCAATACTATATGATTTTTCAGAAATAATATTTTTAATATATCTTGAGAGACAAGATATTGTAAAGTTGGTTTCATCATATGCTAATATTTCGTTTTTATTTTTTCCATCTACTTCAATAGTGCGTAAATGTTTTCTAATTTTAGAGCTTGTTTTAATAGCATTCTCAATTTCTTGCTTATTATGAACTTTGAAAGCATCACGAAGAATAAAATTTTCATAAGTTTTATGGTGGTCTTGTAATCGCACAGAGAGATTATTGCTATGTCCAAATTTTATTAATTTCTCTCCTTCAGCGTTTGAATTATCAATAGTTCCAAAATAAATACATTCACAATTTACAGGAAATTGTGAAACTAGAGTTTTTTCAATTGCTTTTAATTTATCTTGAATAGCATTTGTAATAATATTATCTTTTATTAGTAATTTATTTTTCATTTCTAATGCTTCTTCTTCTAATACTTCATTAATTAATTCTTCTAACTTAATATAGTATTCATGTATTTCGTCTGCTTTTTTTGTTTGTGCCTTTAAACATAATGATTTAAAGGTCTTAATATTTAAAAAAAATTTTTGAATATTGTGACCACCACTGCCTGTGTTTTTTGCTCCCGTACGTGCGGTAGCAAAACTATCATTAACATCACTATATTTATAATCTTTGTTAATTATAAAATTATTTTTTAAACAGCTAGTTGCATTAAATTTTCTATTAAATCCTAACCACTTCCAAATATAATCTATATCTACAATAAAATCTGCTGTTTTATCATAATTTAAATAAGTATAAAAACTAGCTATAAATAATTGTTGCTCCATTTCTGTAAAGTTAGCTTTCACTTTTTCTAATAATTTATTGTTATTGTTAGCATTTAGCTTTGTAATAGGGTTATTTGTTATTAAATTAACAATATCGAGAGAAGTCATATTTATATTATAATAATGTAATTAGTCTTTAAATCGGTGTTGTTGTTTATATAATTTAGAAACAAAAATCTGGAAGCAACGCCTTACCATTTAGTTTTGCGCACATTAATTTTGGGGCCTTTCTTTTTATCTCTCGTATTAGGGTCATACATCTCTTCGTCGTCATCGGAATCCATATTTTTACTGATTTCCCAGAATTCTTTTGAGCCGAGTTTGAATGTTTTATGATGTTCGGCTTTATACCAGAATATTTGGTCATGTAATTTATTCGATTTGGCATTATTATTGATCACTAAACACTCATAATTTTCTGTACACTGATCCATAACCTGGCAAAAACTCTCAAAGGTTGGAAACATGCCTGCATAGTTTTCATAAATACGCCGCCGATTTGCAATATATGGTTCGCGCAATATAAAAACGTAGTCGATATTCGTGCGCAAATTTGGAGGAATACCTAAAGGATATTGCATTGTTATGACCAACATCACTTTCCAGTGCCGACCATTCATAAATAGGAGACGCATCATCTTATCTTTCGTCCAGCTTCCATCATATAAGCAATCATCCAATATAACAAATGCTCGCGGATCAATATTCGATTTTTTATAAACTTCGACTTCCTTTTTTATCTGCTTCATTACCGTCTTCTGCCTTTTCAATATGTTTTCAATAATAGCGGTATTGTATTCATCGTGAATAAATAATTTGGGTACATGCTCCGCATAAAAACCGTTGCCTGCTTCTGTTCCACTGATTACTGTCCCTATAGGAATATCTTGATGATAATATAGCAAATCTCGCACTAAATAAGTTTTACCGGTATCGCGCCGCCCTATTAATACAATAACAGGTCCTTTATTTTCATCTGGTCTAAAACTTATAGATTTAATGTCAAATTTTTTCAATTCTAGTGTCATTACTAAATAATTTATATTTATTGGCTATATTTAATAGTTTGCTATTTAAACTTAATAATTTGCCTTATTTAAACTTTATACTTTTTCTTATTTAAACTTTATAGTTTAATATATTTATTTGTGTTATAAATTAAAAAAATAAGTATTTCTTATTTATTAAATGGAAATAAACTATAAAAAAAATAACAATAAACAGCTATTTGAGAACTTTAACAATAGTGAGTTATTAGATATAGAAAGTTCGCAAAACTATTTTCCATTATATAATAATTTTTTTAACTTAAACAATACTAATTATAATGCTATTAATTTGAATAATAAGTATAGTTTAGAATTAATTTTAGAAAAAATTAATTATAACAAATTTTTAGCAATAATTACAGATATATGCAATAATAAATCTAAAAAAGAGATTTTTATTAAATATAGCCCTCTTATTGATCCCGTAAAATATATGATAGGAAAATATGAAAATAATTATAATATATTAGAATTACCTAAATTTATAGATAAAGAAAATTTAGATGCAAAATCAATGGAATACATGAAAACTTATAAGAAAATATTGGATCCAAATAATTCCGCATATATTGATGGGTTTTTTTCATATTTATCAAGCTGTTTATTAAATAACTTTAATTTTTATAACGGTTTAGACTATTATGGGGCGTTTTTAGGAGTAAAAAATAAATTTAAATATAATGTTACAGAGGACTTGGAATATTTAAACGAATCGGATTATTTTCACAAGCACATAAACAATTTATTTGTTTTCGATGATAATGAAAAAATACTCAATTTATTTAATAATACTAAAAAAAATAAAAAAGCTTTAGTATTAGATAACTCAGAGATTGACCTAAACATTAGTGACCTAAACATTAGTGACCTAAACATTAGCGATTTAAGTGATATTCCTGATCCTGATTGTGAAGAAACACATAAAACCAATTTAGAGTTAACTTATGAAAATTTAGATATTTTAGTAAATAATAAAGTAAATAATACTAATAGCATTTCTAATACTAATACAGGAGTTAATACTACAAATTCTTCCGAAACATGTTCTTCTAGATCTTCAAATACTAATTTAACAGGATCAAGCAATAATGGTTCAGACGACGACGATGATGATGATGATGACGAAAGCAGTGAAACGAGCTTTAATAGTGAAGAAATATTTTGCTCTATTCATAAAATACCTGTTAAAATGATAGTATTAGAAAGTTGCGAAAATACATTAGATGATTATATAGTAAATAATAAAATAAAAGATGGCGAATGGGAGTCTATAATTATGCAAATATTATTTACATTAATTACATATCAGAAAGTGTTTGAATTTACCCACAACGATTTGCACACAAATAATATTGTATATGTGTCTACTCCAAAACAATATTTATATTATAAATATAACAACGCACACTATAAAGTCCCCACCTTTGGCAAAATATACAAAATAATCGATTTTGGAAGAGCCATTTACAAATTCAAAAATAAATTTATATGCAGTGACAGCTATTCGGAGGCAGGCGACGCAACTTCGCAGTATAATTGTGAGCCATATTTAAATAAAGACAAGCCAATTATTGGCCCAAATAGCAGCTTCGACTTATGCCGCCTAGGATGCAGCTTATTTGATTATTTTATTGAGGACTTGGACGACATCAAAAAATTAAAATCTCCTATCAAAAAAATCATGATTGAATGGGTTTTTGATGACAACAATAAAAATATATTGTATAAAAATAATGGGGCAGAGAGATATCCTGACTTCAAATTATATAAAATGATTGCGCGGTCCGTTCATAAACACACTCCACAAAATGTATTACAAAAACCATTATTTGATAACTATAAAGTACCAAAGAAAAGAATTAACAATATTCAAGAAATATTTAATATAGACCAATTGCCTATTATGGTAAGCTAAAAGCATCAAGGTATAAAAAGCGACAAAAACTTATATATTATAAAATATACACTTTATATTATATAAATAATGGACTTAAAGGAAAAACGGATTAATGTCAAAAATCAGGGCTATTTGTAAA